CTTCCGTCAAACGGAAGTTCATGTCCTCTTTGACCCGCTCCGCTGCATCTTTTTTCGCAGGAGTCTCCTTACCGATAATTTTCGTCTTAACCGGCCCAGCAGCCGGGAAAGTTTCCATGATCGTCTCAGATTGAAATTTGACGAGTGCTTCTGAGAGAAGAGGGTGTGTAACTCCACATGCGCCTGCCCACGGTTCTGTTCGCTCTTCAAGTTTCATCCCCAAGAGATCAAGACCATCAACGTACGTCTGTACCCAATCTTTACGGCTCGATATATCTTCCTCGTATGCGTCGATCAAATCAGACGCCAACAGCGACAACTCGTTGTCTGGAATAAACTCAGCGAGGTTCGCCTCAAAGTCCTCGTCATCCATCTCGCGTGGCTCAATCTCAATCTCAAGCCCGTCGGTTGCAATCTTTACCGACTCTGGGTCTTCGATCTCAATCTCCAAATCAGGCTCCATCATCCCCTGATCCAGCCCTTGCGGGGCTGCGTACAATCCTTTTTCGATGCTCATTTTAAGTTCCTAAATATGTGCACTGCCCGCGATTTAGGCGCAGGTTCCATGCAATGAGAATTAAGTAGCTTTCGGTCAAGTTCAAATGGGTTTGCCTCGAACCACTTGTCCACGTCTTCTTTAGTTGTTACATACGGCGTTCTGTCCGCCGTCTTTGCTTGCTTTAATAGTTTGCGGTTGTACTTCTTAACCCGCCACCAAAACTTAATTGTCTCAATGATCTTCATCAATAGTAAGCGGCTCTGCGCTTTGATTTAAACAGTTGAATATCTTCAGGCTCGTCGTTCTCTAGCCGGATAAACCCACCCTGACGAAATCGCATCAAGGCCAATGTGGTCGAGTCAACCAAGTCGTCGTTAATACCTGACGGAAAGTCGTTGCATTCCTCGATCACCTCCATCGCCCAGCGTCTCTGGGGTGCCCATACAATGCCTCCATGAAAGAGGCTAGATACTGCGTTTACTCGGGAAATCTTGTCTTGTCCCTTACCCGGTGTGAACTCTTGTACTGGCACACCCATACGCCGCATCTCTTGAAAGAGGACGGAGCCGCTAGATTTTTTCTCAACAATAAATGAGTCTGGTTGCCACTCTTTGTATTCTTCCAGCACCAGAGCTTTTAAGTCGGGGTACTCCATACGCTTCTTAATGGAGTTCAAGAGGATGATGTTGTAGTTGTTGACTTCCTCGTTGTAAAACACGCCCCACGTTGTCAGAGCGTTGAAGTCAGACCGATTGTTGGCTTCTTGTGCAGCATCCAACGACATAATCGTAAACTCGCACTGCGGGGGGTCTTCTTCCTCCCACATATTCCACCACTCACGCTTGATTAACGCTCCCTCTTCCGAGGTCGGTTGCTGCATGTACTGTGCGTTCCAGTATCGTATATCCAGTGATGCCTTTTTCGCCAGCAACTCTTCAACCGGCCAGAACTCCGGCCAGAGGGCTTGATCGTTCTCGTCGATAGCCGGAAATTCCACCACTTCCCAGCGATCCACATCCTCACTGCGTTCCATCTGCGTGACAATCTGTCCAGTAAGATCAAGTTTGCTCCATCTGGTCATCACTACAATAATTGCACCACCCGGCATAAGACGCTGGATCGGCCCTGACTGGAACCACTCCCATGCAGGTAAAAACACTTCTGGTCTTCCCAGCTTTGCTTCTTGTTCAGAATGGGGGTCGTCAATAATAAATAGATCAGCACCGCGCCCAGCAAGAGCGCCACCCACCCCAATAGCGAAATACTCTCCCCCGAAGTTTGTTCCCCATCTAGACGCACTTTTCGAGTCAGCTTGTAGCTCAATCTGCGGAAAAACGTCATGGTATGGCTCCGATCCAACGAGATTTCGCACCCTACGACCAAACTGAACCGCCAAATCCGCTGTATGGGAGGCCATAATGACCTTCTTTTGGGGGTATTTGCCCAAAAACCATGCGGGAGCGAGGTAAGAGATGAGTTCAGACTTGCCGTGACGGGGTGCGATGTTCACAATCACCCGCTTTTTCTTGCCTGCGGCAATATCTTCGAAGATTTTCGCTAATTTATAGTGGTGCGGCCCCACTTTGTAGCCCGGATAGACGTGTTTGACAAAGTCAAGGAAGCTTTCCTTGCTGATTTCACGGGTTACTTCTTCTTTGTACTTCTTTAATAGCTCCGCCGTACGCCTTTTCTGCTTCTCCGGCATGTTCGGCAGCGCCGAACGCAGCTTATTTAGTTCTGCTGCGGATAACTTAAGAGTCTCCAAGCCCATTGGCGACCTCCCTGACTTCCACATCCACCACTTGATCTTCAAGCATATTCAGGGTTTCGATTAATTCACGTTCGACTTCCTCAATCGTCTGTATCTTGTGGGTGACTTCAGAGCGTTTCTTAAAGGCATCGACCCCATCGACTTCGCCGAGCTTAGACAAGGCTGTGATTCTGGCTTTGGCGTCCTTGGCGTTCTCCACCTCGGACACCAGCTTGTTGACCACGTACAGTTTCAAGTCAGATAACTCTTCCACGATCATGCAGTTGCTCTGCGCGACCATGCCCGCAAGGTAAGCCATCACTTCATTGGGATACTTTGCAAACTCTGGCCTGTGGGCCGGATTGTGCATCATCTGCTTTGCCACTTCCCGAGCCATGTCCATATGTTCCGGGGAGGGTTCGATTGGGTTGTTGTTTAAATCAGAGACGAGTTTAATCGTGCGCGCTCTCATTTCGAGTTCTTCATGAGGCGACAGATCGGGCATAGCCTCAAAGGCAGAGGCTGGCAGAGGAATATCTTCTTCGATATTAGGGACAATCACATTCATGTGGTTTTTTGTGGCCTATGTGATTTTTTCACTATACCACGGAATATTTTATTTGCAAGCAGGGGAGGTTGGGACTCCTAACGGGGGGTGTTTCTACAGACTTATACCCCCTTGACCGTATACTTTTTAGAGGGGGGGTGGGGTATGAATATATTAGGGGAGGGGTAACTTAGGTGAGCCTTGTGACACGGGCGGTGAGCCGTGTCACAGGTTGTTGAAGTGTTAACAGTATTTGGCAAAAATTTGGAAAATAGTGGAGTCGTTTGTGTGATACCGAGTGTATAGGGAGCGGATGGAACCAGATCAGGATTTAGGGGGGTGGGGTGGTGGGGGGTCGCGCCCGATTAACTTGACATATACTACCCATCATGTAGAATTCAATTACCGGATGAACTTAGTGCCGGTGATACTTAGAAGGGGATTCAAATGATTGACCATCTGTATATCGGCGCAGTCCCAGTAGAAGAGGACTGTGCTCAAGTAGGTGAAGAGAACTATGCAACACGCGCCAGAGCAGAGTGCAAGCGATTCATCGCGCAGATACTGCGGCATTACCCAGAGCCAGAGAACGGCTGGCTGCAAGTCAAGTCAAACCCGCACGACTTCGGTACGTACTACGAAGTGATTGCTTGTTACGAAGTAGGTGATGAGGAATCGACACGCTGGGCGTTTGATGTAGAGGGCGATGAAAAGAATGTCCTGATTGTCTGGGACGATCACTTCAAGATGTAATCAACTAGGGGCGGCGAGAGCCGCCCCGCTTCAGAAAGGGTATCAACTATGAGATTAGTATACGAAGAGAGCGGCGACGCTCCGGTGAAGTACGGTGATGTAGTCCACGTCAAGGGCACACCATACTATGTAATGAGCATCACTAAGCCACACAAGCCAGCTAGTACCGGACGTGTGTTGTGCAAAGCGATGACTGAAGAGGCTTGGGTTTGCGAGTGGTTCCCAAGTGTGATTGGTGCGAAGTGGATTGAAAGGGAAGACCAATGAACGACAATGTATATGCAGTCTTGGCGGCGATGATCGGAACGATTATGACAGTCGTTGCATTAGAGAGACTAATACCAGAAGGGATGTGGCTGTTCTTAGTTATGCTGATAGCTGGCCCGCAACTGATGCTGATGGGCGTCAGGACAGTACTAAAACGGTAACACCAACCCCGCTTCGGCGGGGTTTTTTATCGCCTTGAGCCTTTGAAACCAGTTATTAAAGAGCGCGGGCGTCACATCGGGCGCGCGGCGCGGGCGGCGCGGGCGGCTTAATTAGCTCCCTATCCGCTGATAGGCCGCTATTTACTTGACATATAAACCCTATCAGGTAGAATTCACTTATCGGATGAACAGTCTATTTCGGACTGTTTCCGATTTTTTAGGAAAGGTTAGTCATCATGGCTACCAAAAAACTTCCAGTTGTACAGGCTATCGAATCCGCTTTTGAGGATTTCGTTTCTCTGAAAGACGCAGCGTATAAACAAGCATTCGCTGGTGACAAGGCCGAATCAATGGTTTTGTCTACGGCACGTTATACCCGCTTGCATCATCCGAATTGGCCGCATGAAAAGGATGAGGTAGTAGACAATTTGCTGACAGAAGGCTATTTGCTTCGGTTTGCAGAGACTAAAAACGGCTTGCCCCGTGAATACGGATACGTTGACGGCAATTACATCAACGTCACTGAATTGGCTGCAAAGCCGAAGGGTACGGACGTTTTAACAGTAGCGTATGCGGTGGGCTTGTCGAATTACGATTATCGGATGATTGATAATCCGGACAAAAAGGCTGTCGTTGCCGAAATTCGGGACGCAGCAAAAACCTACGTTTCAGGTAATAAGGGCCGTCTGATTAAAAAGCTTGAGGAAATAGATAATCCAGACAAGGCTAAGGAAAAGAAACGTGCTGATAACAAAACCTTCCGCAAGCATTGGGAGGACTTGTTCGAAAAGGGTGATGCGAAGGTGAAGCTGGCTCAAAAGCTAGGCGATCCTGATGCTGATTCGGCAACATACAAAGAAGCGGTTTCCGCCTTCTGGCAAGTGATGAATCGTAAGAAGAAGTAATACCTCAAGCCCGCCGAAAGGCGGGCTATTTTTTTGCCTTCGAAAATTGAAACCAGTTATATAAGAGCGCGCGCGTGTGTGAGAGCGCCATCATTTAAGCAAACGGTAAATGACGGGTCTGCCGACGCTTCGTTAATTAGCGTCCTAGCAGTGGAAAGGCCGTTAAATAGCGTTCCATCATTTACCGTTTGCTTAAATGACGCGCTGTTCTGGTTTTGTACCGCAGCCGTTCAGCCCGTTCTGATTTGCCGGAACGGTTTTGTGAGCGTGGCTCTATGCTCTACCTGATGTTCCAGCTTTCCGGTGATCCAACAGGGGTACCCCCCGAGCATACGTTTTTTACGGAAAGGTCAAGCGGCTCGGCAAGTGCAAGAAAATCACTCGGACTAGCCATACCCTATTTTCCAACCGGAACAGTACACACTTTCTCTACTATATATATTATATTTAATAAAATAAATAAAGAAGAAGCTAGGTTTTATGCGGCTTTTCAGGCTTTAGTTAGCGTTCTGGTAACCCCCAAAAAACCAGAACGCTCAACAAGAGACACATTGGAACACCGCATTCTATCGTCGGAATCTGTTCCGGCTATTCTTCCCCGCCCAGAACAGCGCCTTCCTTCTTCTCGCATTTGACTATAGTGCCAGCAGAACACCCCTCCCGTGTGGTGCGGAGAATCTTTTCTGACCCAGTTTGTTTCAACCACTTATTGGCGTGGCTCACCCTGCCCCTGACCGTTGCGTATTTGTAGTACGAATCGGGGACTTCAATCATCGTATCAATCTCCATCGAAGCTAACGCCTTCATGAACTGCTCACGGGTAGCGTCACGTTGCTTGGTCTTGAGATGCTCTGGTAGTGGGATAACTTGAAACATACTTCCTCCTGTAGTTGGATCATGGGAACAACATCGACATAGTAACATAAGATCAGTGGAGCGTATATCTTTCGTACGCAAACCCCTTTACGTATATGTCAATTTATAGTATAATAATAGAGTAGTAGAGCAGTTCGACACCACTCCCGCCTATCAGCGTGGAGTTAAACAACGTCCTATCAACGGAAAGGGAAGTAATCATGGCAACGTATCTCATCAAAGCAGGAACCCTGTCATTCAATACAGTCACTGCCGAAGCAAAGGCGCAGCAAGAGTTCGAAGACTCGATGGAGCAGTACGAGGAAGTAGAGCACCCCTGCCCACGGTTCGGCCTGAGCGACTCACCCAACCATTCAATCTACAGCTACACATCTTGGTTCTACGACGGCGACGACGATGCGTTCTCAATTATTTAACAACCTATCAACGGAAAGGGAAGTAATCATGGCAAAGCTCAAAGACGCACAACTCAACCCCTACCTGTACAACACAGAGCAGGGTCTGCCGGTATGGAAGATGCCATCCAGCGCGAACAAAGCGATTGCACTACGCAACAGCCGCTGGCACGAGAACATGCCCGACTTAACAGGCCAAGCGTTGGCAGACGCACAACGGGACTTCATCAACGAAGCGGACGATATGCCGCTGTGGATTCAACTGGAACTAGACTTGTGGGAGGGACAACATGGTATCGGGGCATTCACTGCGTGGGATTTGGCAGACGGGGGCAATCGTGGGTAAATCAGCCGAGGTGGTAATCGCGTTGTACGCCAACGTGAACGGGCGTAATGCCAACCTGTCACAAGCGAGGGCAGAGTACAAGCGGGAGCAAGC